AGCAAACGATTTTGCGCAACTGGATTCGTGCCGTATAACGATTCAACAATGGAACCGGCTCCAGTATCTTTAAACCTAATGGTTATTGGTATACCTCTTAGCCTTGCAACCATCACATCAGGCTGTCGAATGTATTGTTCGTTATCTATGATCTGGACAAAACCATCTTCACCAATCTTTTTAATCTTAGATTGCTCATTGATAGAGACAAAGTTCGGGTCATAGTTTGTTTCAAAGAATGCTAGAACTTTTAGTGAGACTAAATTCTTTTGACCACGAATAATGGATGCCTCGTAGCCAAGGATGGTTCTAGCCAGCACCTCTTGCGCAATGTCAGATCTACCAAGCGCTCTCTTATCACGAGCTTTATTCAAGAACTTGGTGCTCATGTTTAAGCTAGGGTCATCCATGAAGTCTTCGTCAACTTCTTTATTGATGCCGGACAGATTCCGGTAATGCGCATAGGCAGAACGTCTTGCTTCACCATCCTTCTTTGTAATCAATCCAGTGGCAATCTCATTGTTAATCTTCTTGTCGCTCATTGCATCCAAGAGTTTGCCGATCTCATTGAACTGCTTGGCGTAAGACTGCTGGCTTACAAAGTCAAGGATCTCCCTTGCAATAAGGGTGTCCATACCAGAGCCTTTTAGGCTGGTTGGATTAATCCTATTGATCTGCAAGTTACGCTCTTCAGCTGTCTGGGCAACTAGGAAAAGATTCAACATCTCATCAATAGTGGCGGCTTGGATTGTCCCATCCTCCGATGCGTACCCTTGCTTACCCTTTTGCTTTCTTGCTTCTTTCAGTAAGTTCATGATTGGAGTGACGAACTCTTTGTTTGCATCCTCAACCATGACAGCTGTCTGGCGCTCATACAAACGCAAGTCTTTGCGCAGATCAAGCTGATCGCTTACACGACCAATCTTCTCCATCTGCTCAACGATCCTAAATACTGGAGCGTACTGGTTCTGTAACTTGTTAACAGCAGCATTCCAGTAACCACGCAGTCTGCTTACTTCACGAGACTTCTCGAAAGCCACGTAGTCAGCAGGGATCTTGTTGTCTCTGAAGAATCCAGAACGCACACGCTGCTCAACAGTACCCAATCTCCTCATAAACTGCTGAAGCTGATCGTAGTTGTCGAACGTATTTACAAACGATCTTTGGCGGATGTCTCCGTTCTTATTGGAAAACAAATACCATGTGTCATTTAGGGGGTCATAACGAGCGTAGCCTGTGGTGTTACCACCTTTGGTAGCAAACAACTCATAAGGCAATTTACCTTCAGCCAGTCGGATATCCCGAGGCGCACCCTTAAGTGGGCTGTATCCACCGCCATTGTCTACGTGCTGCTTTGCCATCTTTAGGCTGTAAGCCAATTCAGCACTGGTCATCTTGCCAAGGAAGTCAGCCAAGAAGTTAAAGCCAATGTTACGTAGACCAGCAATCGTCTTGCCAATCCACTCTGTTGCCGCTGATACCTCTACGCCATCAGCCGCCATGTCAGCCAAGACTTCATCGATGGCTTGCAGCTTGGTTACTCCGCCTTTAGCCACGGCAGCATCTACAGTACGGCGGACAACCTCGTTAGAGTTGTACATGTTCAGCAGGAACTGATCGAAGTCAGCGCCTTGGAACGCACGGTTACCCAAGTGTCCGTAAATCTCATGGAAGAGGGTGAACTGCGTGTCCGCCTCGCCAGTCAAATAGTCAGCAAACAGGTAGGTTACGCCAGTAGCGCTATCGAACAAACCTTTAGCGCCCATGCCTTCAGTCAGCATGCCTGTGACTTGGTCACGCAAGGCTGCGGGTAATTGGAAGTGGCTGTTTAGCACCACGATCTGAGGAGCGTTCTTCCACTTGCTGGTAATCTTGGCTACATACGTATTGACCAACTCGTTAGTCAGAACGCCACTGAACATTCCACGACGCAGCGGAGCATCATCCTCCCGGGTTGTCATGTCTTGAACATCAACTTCTTCGCCAATGTTGTATAGCTCATCGGTAGAAAGATCATCTGTGTTCTCTTGTCTACCACTAGATCTCTCAAAATCTTCAATAGAAATTGTTGGGGATTCACCAGCAGCGTCTCTCTCTTCCGCTCTTGTGTCCCTAATCTGGTCAAGCGTGTCTTCCCTTGTCTCACCAAAGCCCATGTCTTCGCGTAGCTTTGCACCATACTGAGACATGGTATTGCCGGTTGATGTGTTCACCACATCTTCCATTAATCCGTTCATTACCAAACTGTCAATGTGATCAGAAAGAATCTGCTCGGCTTGAACAGTTCCTCGCTCAAAGATCTCGCCTGTGGTTGGATCAACCCCAGTCATTGCAATCTGATTGACTGCATTAGCAGCATCAGTAATATCCCGTAGATCACTCAACTGTGATCTGATAATCTGGTTTCGGAATTGCCCGAACGTGGCATCATCCATGAACCTCATACCAAGAAGTTCCTTAATGAATGGAACTCTTGCAGATAAGTTAACTTCGGTATTAACAGCTTTTCTCTTGTTATCGATCCAAGTTTCAAACTCCTTTTGCTCCGCCTCAGACAAGATATCAAGAACTTGTAATCTCAAATCTGGTCTAAAGTGCATTGCATATGCAACGTCCCCAAAGTAAGCATCAACCAGATTCGGAATAGTCTTTGAAAGAATGATCTGCTCACGCTCTGGCATTGTTGATGGATTGCGCATCTCATTCAACGTGTGGTCAAGGAACAGGAGGTGAGGGAATGCATCCTCTAATGTGTTGGATTCCCTGTCTCCAATCTTGCGGCGTTTAGCTACGTTCTGTGTGGCTTCCTTCCATGCTTCGTAGCCAGCAACTTCTGAATCAGTGAACGTTCCGTTCTTTAGCAGACCGGGATTAAAGTTAATCACCGAATCCATTGAGCGCATCCATGCGTCACGATTGGCGTAGCCTGTACCTGCTTGAGCTAGATAGTCTGTAAACCTTTGGCGTAATGCAACGTGCGTATTTTGGGTAATTGCGAAAGGAATATCCACACCTTGCATGCTGAAAACATCAATGAAGTCATCAAAGCGAAGCAAGCCGTCACGACTGGCAGCAGATGCCCAAGAGGTTATCTGGCTTAGTCGTCTGTCGTATTGAGTACCAACAAGGTTTGGAAGATCGCCAACTAACCCAGCTAAGAATCGCTTAACAACATTAGCCTTGTTGGTAATGTCGCCTTCCTTGGCAGCTTGATCAATCGCTTGAGATGCGTCAGCAACAGAGATGGTATTACTACGTACATCCTGAATCAGCTTTCCTAATGCCTCTTCCTCTGTCATTGGAGGTGTTTGATTGGCGGCATCTTGAGCGGCATTTAACTGCTCTTGGATTTCATTTTGAATCTCAGCTTCAGTTGCAGTAGATTCTTTAAAACCTTCGCTGTTGAACTTAGACCTAGCCAACCTGTTTTGTCTAGCCTCAGACTCTGTAACCGCCAAGGCAGTCAGCATCTGCATGTAGTTAGATAGAAGCTCATTTACTTCTTCGCGGTTGGACCCCGCAATGATCGCCTCTTTGGACAGACCCATCATGGTGTCAGCCATGCGGGCAGCGCCACGCTTGAACAAAGCCGCCTTGCTTGCAGCGGACTTGCCTCGAATAAGCTCAAGCTCTTCGTTTAACTGGCGTAAGCGACCAAGAAGTTCTTGTTTGGTTGATGGTTTGTCGTAAACAAATCCATCAGCGCTGCGGTCATAAGCGTTTAGATCGCTGTATCCCCACATGCCAGCATTCTCGTCTGACTCATCTTGTAGCTTGAATACTGACTGAGTTCCGTCGCTGTTCTTTACAACCATCGTATTCAAAGCACTCAGCTTTCCGTACAAATCATTGATTTGTTTTTCCAAAAGCTTACGAGTGTTTGTGAAGTACGCAGTTTGCGTAGTCTGACCAATGATTCCATTGAACTTACGACGCAACTCCTCTACTGGCTCAGAGTACACAACACGCTTTTCTGCTGGTGCTGGCGCTTCTTTAGCTGGCTTGTCTTTAGTAAGCTCGTCCAGTTGTTTACCTCTGCCTGTACCAATCATTGCCTTCTTAGGCGCTGCCTTGGCTTTCTTCATCAGACTTGAGAAGTCAATACCCCGAGTTTCAAACAACTTGTTTTCTCTAAACACCTTAGATGCTTGACCAACGTTGCCTTGAGACAACAAAGATTCAACCTGAACCAATGGATCATTGGCTCTGAATGTTTCGTTATCGTTTTCTTCTTGGTCAATGTTGGCTTGACGTACTGTCTTAGCATCTGCCTCAATCTTTTGCTTTAACTTAGATGCTTGATCTGTTTTACCTTCTTTACGAAGACGGTTAACTTCCGCCATGCGTGGATCTGCATCTTCAGAGTCTTCCATGAAGCTAGCAGTTTGGTCTCCAGAGGTGCCTTTCTGTTGCGCCAACTCAGCTGCAACAGAAGACAGCAAATCTCGCACTGTCTCGACATCCGTGAGTTGTTTTTGCAAACCATCAGCTCTTCCAAACATCTCTTTCATTTTTGCAAGGATGCTGTCAATCGCAATGCGAACTGCTTCAAGTAGGTTGGGATTCTTTTGTCCCACCATCTGCCAGAACCTACCATCATTGAACATCAAACCAAGGATGTCACCGGTAATCTCACTGTCTATATCATTTTTGGAATAACCAAGATCACTCAGCTTCTTGGCGTATCTTGCGTATGCATTCCCCTTGAGGTAACCAACAATACTGGCGGACAATTCATCCGCTAAAGCTTTGTTTCGATTCTCTAGCTGATGCCATACCTCATGGCCCAAGATAAACATGCCATCAACCTTAGACAGTGCTGCCGTATTGATGTAAATGTTGTTGCTGTTGTTGTCGCTAAAGCCTTTGACAGTTGACTTGTCGGTTGTATAGCCATTTAACTTAACACCAAATGCATCAGCAATCTTCTGCAAGAACGGAGGCACTTCTGAAATCTGTATGTCAGTAGGCGCTACACCTTCTTTACCCTTGCGGGTATTTGACTCTGTTAAGTGGAAAGCAATAACATCTTGCGGGGCTGTCCCAACATCGGCAACTCGATTAGTTTGAGTTCCAACCCCTTTGTCCATTTCAGTAAAAGCTTCGGGAAGCTTGGCTAAAGTAGTGGGGCGAATACTTGTGAATACAAACTCATCAGCAGTTTGACCACGGGCTGAATTCTGACCTACCGTTTCTGAAGGTAGAGATACCTCTGTAACAGTACCGTATTTCTCCGCCTTACTTCTATCTGTAGTCCACCATTGACCATCTCGCATTTGATCCTGTGATTCACCACGATACAGCGTGATTGTTTGACCCGGTGCTATGGTGTCCCATGTCGTTATAACGTTTTGAGCTTGAGTATCTGCTTGCTGATTTACTTCTTGGTTCTGATCGGGTGCTATTGATTGAGTAACATCTAATTGATTTAAATCTGGCGGAGTAACGTCAATTGATGTTTGATTTGCATCCAGCGGATTAGTGGCTGTAGCCCCTTGCGCATCCCACATCGCCTCATTCTCAGCATCAATATCTTCTTGAGTACGTTGCGGCTTGGGTGGGAATTTAACTCTGCCCATAGGGGGGAGGGTATTCCCGTAGACTTCTGCGCTAGTCAAGAAATCTTCGCCTAACTGAGGAGCATCACTTAAGATTGAGTAGCCTTCATTGATAGCTACCCTGTTACCTTTAAGCGAATTAAACGCTGTACTTAAACCAACACGAGCTGCTACCCGATCAAGAGATTGCTTGACCGCTGTTCCAGCTTCATCGTCTGATGCTTGGTCATAAAGAGCAGTCATCATGTCCAATGTCTTGCGTGTGCCTTGATCAGCATCCCGCTTGAAAGCACCTTCAATATCAATCGTTGCTCTCATCAAGTTGGCATCATCCAATCGGGTGATGTCTTGATTGAGTTCCTGTTTGGTTGATTGAATGTTTCCGTTCTTATCAAGCCCACGAAGACCAGCCACATTTGTAGCTTGTGTTAGTTGACCGGGCTTCTCAAGCTTGGCTAATCCACCAAGCTCTGTAACGCTCATAGAAAGTCCTGCAAGCGCCTCCAGTACAGCCTCTGTAGGTGATGCTTCGCCAGTAGCGGCAAGCTCTCCAAGGTACTCTCCAAGACCCTCACCAACAGTTTCTAATCCAACAGCGGCAGTGCCCCTGCTTGCTTTACGTGCAATGGTATTTACGCCTTCAAGCGCAGTAGTCTGTGCATTTCGAATGGCTGATACCAACTTGGGATCTGTAACACCTTCACGAACCATTGCTTCAAACGTGGCTTTCTCCAAAGCCGCAGTGCTTGCTTCTCTGCCTTGATTGGCAGTAGCCTTTAGCGCCTCAACTTGAGATTGCTTGATTGAAGTTGCTAACTTTGTAGCGTCGTATCCCGCTGATTCAAGTGTACGCACAGTAGCCGCTTCGACGGCACGGTTGGCTGTACCCAAGATCCATTTGGATGCGCCAAGGGTAGCTACGTCCACTGCGGTAATGACACCGCCTTTAACAACACCTTGCTGGATGGCTTCATAACGCTCTGCGTCTGAAAAATTACCATCACTTGCAGCTTTCTGCGCTTTGCCACCAATCTCCAATGCTGTATTGGCAGAGAACAAACCAGTAATAAAACCGGCAACAGCGCCAATTGGACCACCAAAAGCAAAACCTGCTGCTCCTCCAGCCGCGCCAGCACCTAAAGATACAGCGGTGTTAGGCAGCTGAGACACAACCATTTGGAATGCGCCTTCAGGATTGTCATACACAGCGCCAGCAACGTTCTTGATACCAGCTAACAATCCCGTGTCATCTGCGGCTTGGCGTTTCTTAATGTCAGCATTAAAGTTTTGAAGTGCCAAAGCTTGATCTGGTGATCTAGCTGCCGCAGCTCTAGCTGAATCTACTACCGCACCCCTAGCATCAACCGCTGTAGCGCCAGCAGAGTACAGACTGCCGCCTGTATCTTGTACGCCACCAGACAAAGCTTTACCTAGTCCAGTAAAGAATCCTTCTTCTGTGGGTTTTGCTGAAGCGCTAGATGTTGGAGCTACATTAGGAAGCCCAGAAAAGTCCGGGAGATCCATTGATATAAGCTGACTACCGCCGGAACTTTGTGACTGAACCGGGGCAGGGGTAGCAACAGGAGTTGACCGTTGAGTGGGAATAGCTTCTTTAGGCGTAGCCATTCCACTAAAGTCTGGCAAGTCCATACCCACAAGCGATAAACCTTTAGATTTTGACTTGATCGCGCTCAGTGCCGTATCCGAGTCAAGGTAATATGGATTAGCCATTTATCCTCCTTGGCGAGTATTCTGGTCGCGGTATCCCGGGGATCTATTTCTAATGTATCTCTGCTGATCTTCTTCAGGTGTTGAAACATTTCCACTAGGTTTAGGATTGGTAGCTGGAGGTAAATTTACATATGGCATAGGCAGAAACGTGCCATCTCTTGTTTGTAAATACTTTCTATTTTCAAACTCCATACCCAAAGGCTTGCCATCTTGACCCTTTGCAAAGTTATTTGGATTCTTCCAGAATTCAATCTTTGCTTTGTCTGTTACTTGATTTGTGATATCACCCATGTATGGCAAATATGGAACAACTGAGCCAGCCGTAACGTTTTTATTACCCATTCGCAAATTAGTCTTTGCTACGTTGTAACCAACCATACCCATCTGCTCAATCTCATCCATCTTCTCTTGTTTAAGAGTCGGATCGATGGTGTTGCCGGGATTGTCGCGAGTAAAGGCTTGCTGCCTACCCTTAACATAAAGAGAAAACTCGTCCCCAAGCAACTTATCTCGCTTGAGTTCTTCTTCTTGCTTAAGCCTATCATTACGCAGCTGTCTATCTAGAGCAGTTCTTGCATTAGCTGATTGGGTGTTGAAAACACTCGCATCATTTTGTCTAATACTATTACCAAAGCGATAGTCGTTATCTATAACTTCTTTAAGGCTTACGGTCTCAGCTAAAAGACGACGAGGATCCAGTGTCATCTTGCTACCATCTTTCAAAGTTACTTCTAGACCATCGTAAAAATCTTTAGTCTTTAATGCGGCTCCGGGAACAACGTTCTCAATTTTTATCTTCTTCATTGATTGAACATTGTCGCCAAACCGCTGGTCACCGCTTTCATCAAAAGCAGATTGCGCACCTTTAAAGTCTCCAGCTAATCCACGCTGAATAGCTACACCCACACCTTCAGCTTGCATCTTCCTGATCTTATCGACTTGATTCATCAAGTCTGAAGATGTTGCCTTGCCTCGAGCAAAGTCAATCATGCTAAAAGCACCGAGCATTTCTTGAAACTCTTTAGGTGTTGCGCCAAAGATATTTTGCGTGAGCGTTGTTGCTTTCTGTGGATCATTCTCAGAAAGAACTTGCAGTGGGCTAATACGCTCTGGAGCCATAGCATCTGGCTGCTCTACATTAGCAGCCGTGCCAATTGCTTCAGCTCGTTTAGGAACTTTTAATCCACCGGGTGTGCCATTTGAAAAAGATCTAATTGCACCTCCATCAGCATATCTATCAAAATCTTCTGAGTCTGAGTCTGAGGAGCCAGCCAAGCTGTAATCAGCTTTGAATCCGTAGTCTGGTGAAGCGAAATTCTTTGGATTAAATACAGGTCCGCTTTGAGCGCCGAGTTTATTGTTATTCCTATTCAACAGTTGTTGAATTCTTGGGATGTACGATCTAGTGAGATCGTTTGCTAAAGTAACACCCTCTGTTTCGGCTCCAATTTTCAGACCAGCTGCATCAGCCTGTCTTGCTAATGCGGCTTTGTATGGTGCATTAGCGGCGATCTCATCACGCTGAAGTTTAATAGCCTCTTCCCTATACTTCTTCGTCTCCTCCGCTTGCTTACGCTGTTCTGCCAATTGGCGTGATTGCATGTAACCACTTGTGAAATCATATGGATTAGCCATTACCGTCCCCCAATTCCGTATCTACGTTTCTGTTCTGCTGCTGGCATGTGATGCTTCTCTAACAACTTGTCAAAGAACTCAACGCCTTTGCGTTTAACCACATCTGCTGGTATCACGTACTCGCCATCCGATAGCATGGCTGGGATAGAGTCAGAGATACCCGTGCCGGGTCCCTTGATAGCGCCGCCAGATTTGATGTCCCCGCCATCTGCCCGACCGCCGCCACCAAAAAAAGCACCAGCAGCGTTCATGATTGCGGCAGTCTGCATTCCTTGTGTTTGGAAATTTGCAAACTGGTTCTGGAAGCCCATGTTCAAGTTATTAGCCGCAGAGTTATTCGCATTCATTGCGGTGCTGTAATACTGCCCCGGAATCATTGCGCCTTGATTGATCGTGCCCTGCGTTTGATTCATCGAGCTGTTAGCGCCAGCTAAGTTGCCGCCAGCCAGCTGACTGCTGCCTTGAGATGCGCCGGGGTATCCGCGCCCCACAGAAGCGGCATTGGTTAGCGCTCCACGCTTCATTTGATCGGCAGTTAGGTAGGCATTAGTCTGAGCGTTTGCAAGCCCCAGAGCTTGATCTGATGCGAGCCTTCCTACTGTTGCGGCAAATGCACCTGAGTCTGGTCTTACGCCCATACGGCTGAGAGATCGCATCCCCTGACCACGAGCGTTTTCAAAACCGTAATTAACGTCAGTGCCAGCTCTCGCTGCTAAGTCTCTGGCGTACTGACCGGTGTTGAAGTTCATCGCGTCTCTTGCGATAGCTTGCTCTACCGGACGGAACGTTTGCTTGGCGTAATTAAAGTAATCATCTGAACGAGCTGACTCTTTTTCTGCCAATCCTAACTGGCGGTTCATGATTCCTTCAGAGGAATCCAGTAGCCGCTTGCGATCTGCATTGTTAATTGCCGCTTGCTCCTTTGCAAACGTCATGCTCTCTGCTGAAATTTCTTTATTTGCTTCAGCTATGGGCTTGTAGTCAGGAGCAGCTGGTGCTTTCCCGAACAGTAGGTCTCTTACGAAGCTCATGTCATCTCCTTCGGTGATATCTCATAGGTATTCATACCGTCTTTACTTTCTACGAAACGGAAACTGGTTGCGTCTAACAGCCTTATGGCTGAGTAGTTATTGCTAGAAATGCAAACAATCAATGGGTTGTAGTGAGAAAACGCCCACGACAAAGTCGGCTTTAATAAAAAAGCCCACAATCCTTTGTGTTGTTTAGTGACGGCAAGATGTAGCTTGTTGCCGATTAGTACAGCGCCCCCGATATCTTTGTCATCATGTTGGTAACCAACTGATGGAAGCTCGGTAAGTTTGCTTAAATAGGTTTGCCTTGAAAAAGTAGGGGAGACAAAGTATCCTGAGTCAACCCCATCCATTTCTGCCTGAAGATAGACTTCAGGGTTGAGTTGTTCTACCAACCTCATGCACCCTCACAAGCGCAACTAAGCGTAAATTAGCAATGCTAATATTATGGCTTATTGCGGCGGAGTTGGCCAGATGATTTCTGCTGGATAACCGGATTGTGCTGTGATGTCGCGCAATGCTTGGCGGTAGGTCGCCCACAAGACTTTGTTTGTCAGGGGCACATCTGGCATTTGAGTCCAATCCGTCTCATATAAAAGGCGGTTTCGTTTGGTCTTTGCTTCCATTGCCAAGCTGCTGTAATTTTCGTTAGACATTAGTCGGCTCTCCAGACACGCCAAATCAAAGTGCAAAAACCGGTGCGAGCAACAACGTTCATGTTATTTGACTCAGTGGTCATAACCGCTGGGGAGATGTACGTAGGTGACGCTAGTGTGAAGCGACCAACGCCAAAGATCGTGGCAGTTTGCCAATCACCAACAACGTTAACTCCTGCGGTACTTACAACTGTATAGGGGTTAGACACAAACTGGCTTTCGTATATCGGCGAATACGTCTCGTAATCGTAACCAACAATTACATTTTGGTATGAACCACCGGGGCCGCCGGGTGGGTTGACCACTAGGGCTGTGTACGTAGCGTCATTGGTATCGCTGGTGTTGTTTTTAACAGGAACAGACAGCTCATAAAAATACGTACCGGCAGGGAACAGTGTGCGGTATGCATCGTAATCTGTTGCGCCAAGTTTGTTGTTAAGCGCCGAAGCATCCATAGCCAACGGGCCCCAAGCGCTATTGCTTGCTAGCGTACCAACGTTAACAGTTGGAGAAACATTTCCTTTGTATGTACGAACATAGTTCGGAAGCGCAGCACCGGGAATCAAGTTTTCTATACCAACCACATTCCCATTAAGAAACATGCCAGTACCATTAAATGTAATGTTTGTTGTGGCATTTCCTAAAGCAAATGTCCCAGTGCTATTGATTCTTGCGCCCGAACCAGTCATTCCATTTCCGGAAATAACTGGAGTTGTTCCGACAACTACCGATCCTCGTAAAGTAGCATCGTTTAATTCAGCAGATCCAGCTTTATCAATTTGCCATCCAGATACACCGGGTGAATAATTCGTCGACTGAATGAACTGACCAATGTATGCATTGGTAATTACGCCAGAGGAAATATAAGTTCCAATATTTGTTGATGTAATTGGATTGGCGCTTCTTAAAACTGTATTGTCTAAACCACTTATCGTGACCGTGCCACCACCAGCGCCACTCAATACCCCTGAAGAACTAATTGAAATTTCACTGTTTGCAACCTTTGTATTTACTCCAGTACCAATTCCAGTTATTGCTCCGTTGGTAATAGTAATCTGTGAATTAGCTACAACAGTCCCACTGCCAGTCGAAATTCCTTTGATAGTTCCATCTGCATCTAGGAAAGTATCATTCGCAGCTATAAACCAAGATCCAGCCACCTTCTGGTAAAGCTGCCTAGTATCAGTTGCAAGAAACAAATCACCGTCTGAACCCGCCGGTCTATTTGCAAACAAACCTCTGCCGAAAACATTCTTTGTCGCATCTAGCGCGCCGCTATATCCAAGACCTGTAATAGTTACGGTTCCTCCACCTGCGCCACTTAATGTGCCGTTTGACGAAAGCGTAATTAATCCGTTAGCAACAGCAGTTCCATTTCCAGTTCCAATTCCATTAAGAACGCCGCTTGTAATGGTGATCGCGCTGTTAGCGACAGCCGTACCAGCTCCTGTTGAAACACCCTTAATAGTTCCATCGCTATCAACAAATGTTTTATTTGCCGACAAAACCCAGCTACCAGCAATTTTTTGATACAGCTGATTTGTATCATTTGCAAAGTACACATCGCCATCTAAACCACTTGGTATGCTGGCAATGGGTCCTTGTGTAAATACATTACGTGTTGCGTTTAATGCGCCGCTGTATCCAAGACCACTAATAGTTACTTGACCACCGCCAGCTCCACTTAAGGTTCCGTTTGCAGCAAGACTTATCCTATTGTTTGCAACTACAGTTCCGCTACCTGCGGAAGTACCATTTATTGCGCCGTTGGCATCAACAGAAGTATTGTTTGCTGCAAGTACCCATGCGCCATCTACCTTTTGGTAAAGTTGAAATGAGTCTGTTGAATAAAATAAATCACCATCACTGCCAACTGGTCTACTTGCAAAACCACCCTGACTAAATATATTCTTCGTTGCGTTATCTGCGGGTCTACCTGTTCCTGTAACTCCAGTCCATAGTGATGTTTGACCAAGAGACGCACCGTCAGTTAATTGATTGGTGTTTGTTGTGTAGTTAGCACCGGTATTCCATGCACCTGAAGTGCGAGCCTTGATGACATATGGATTAGCACTAGTATCTACCCAGATATCTCCATTTACTGGAGAGCTTGGCTCTGTTGCGCTGAAGGTGACTATGTTTCTTGTTGCATCACTTGGTGGCTTTGTCCCATCCAAAGCTGAGTAACTAACAGAGTTCTGACCAGCAAGAGTACCAAGCCCACTGATTCTTGATGTGCTTAAAGATGTGCCAGCACTAAAGATTACATTACCCGCTGAATCTTTGATGCTCAAACCACGGGTATCAATTTGGTCTGCGGAAATTGAGCCAGACACCAATAGGTTTCCATTGATGGAAACACCCATTGTTGCCCATGCTGAACCAGACCAATACTTTGTTTGTATGAATGCGGGAGGAGTTTGACCGGAAGTAATTGTGACAGTGTCACCAATTACCAAATGATTGTTTGTTGTGGCGCTATCGGCTTTTCCAAGCGCAGCCCATACAGCTTGTCTTGCGCTTGTATCACTCCACGCTGCAGCAGTAACTGCAAGGTTTAACGAACCTCGCAACCCATCTAAAATTACTTTTCCGCCAGCATCAATCTTTGTTGTCCCTTTGATATACACATTTGAGTTCATGTATATACCATTCGTGTCTACGCCGAACGGGATGATGTTATTGTCTGGAGTGTTTGTCGCTCCACCAACGTAGTTAGGAGAGACAATGGCAAACTTGTCTGCCGCAATAATAAATGCTGAAGATGGAACACCATCAACTTCTGTGGCAGAAATTCCAAAACCAGCGATAGCTCCACCGGCTTTTACCTTGATAGAGTATTGCGCCCGGAGACCAGTTATTCGGTCAGCCTGTGTTGTTAAAGTCTGCTCTAGCTGCGCTCTGCCTGTACCGCCATCTTGGTAATAGTTACCAAGGCTAGATACTAAAGTTGTTACCTTACCGGCTGATGCGGAATCTCTGTTAACACTTGCAAAAGATACCTCGCGAATTGCCGCCTGTGCATTGTCAATGCTTGCCGTCAAAGTCTGGGTGCTTATTGCCAGCGATCTGTCAACCTCTTGTATTCGCTGGTCAACCCGCTGGATGTCAGCGCCTCGGTTTTTTGCCTCTTCCGCTAAGTCGCTGATTAAAATGTCAACAACCTCTTGTGGCACACCTTTGTAAGATGAAGCCTTGCCTATCTCTGAAAAGATATCTTGATAGACTTGTGTGGCTTTGATCTTCTTGTCGAACTGATCAATCATCATAGTCGACAAGTTTGGCGACATCAATGTAACGCCAGTCACGCCGCTTGAGTCAATGCTTTTGATGTACGTTTGTCCACCAGAGTTAACAGCAATCAATCCGACGTTATACAAATCACGCCAAGTAACAACTTGATCGTATTTAGATCCTCGTCTACCTTCCCGAATCTCAACAATCTCTTTAATTGTCTCAACTACATTTCGTAGCTGATTGACATCAGACGTAGGTGCGGCAAGACCCGGAAGCTTGACACCATCACCGACTGGTGGATTCTTTTCATTATCAATTGGCGTACTCATGGAAGAGCCTTCAATTCATCTGTTGTTGATGTCAAGATAGCCCAGTTGATTTTGATATTTGATTCAATCCAAACTTGCCACTCAGACCCACGACCAGAAGGTAAACGTACAGGATCATTAGTAGTCATTGATTTCGTCAAAACCAATGATCCATCCCGATAAATCTTCACTGTGGTTGTAGATTCTGATAGCTGAGTATCAGTATCAAAATACAACCATGAAAAAGATACCGGCTGCGGAAACCTGTAAACCCTGCTTTTATATGATCCAGTTAATGCTGTGCCTGACAGAGTAGAGGCATTCTTAATCGAAGTTCCCGTTAGGATAAACAACGTATCTGATGTTCTATCGGAGAATGCAGCATTTGCTGTTAAGTCTAATTTTGTGTAGCTGCCACTTGTCAAGTCAAACACTAAGCAACCAGAGGTATAGAAAGCGTAGTACCTATTTTCAAACTCAACTCCAATTATTGATGTTGGACTTAGAGCTTGCCAATCAGCCTTGCTGATGATCCCGGACGTATATACGTTTGCGCTACCGTTTTGATACAACACCAATCCATCTGGACTGGCATAGATTACTGAGCTACCAATAGTTCTCAATGATCTTTTGGATACGCACGACTGGTTAAGCTCAAGCTTGATAGCGGACATACCCGCTGAATCAGCGCCATTAACCACATAGGGATTACCCTTTGTCCCAACAAAGATAGATTGACCAAAAGCAACCATGCCAACTACTTCGTACTCAACAACGATTGCGTACTCAGGATTCCATGCGTAAGGAATGTTTGGTTCAGAGAAGTAAATCGTATTTCCAACGAACCCAGCCATGATTCCATTTGGAAGAGCTACTAATCCTTTAAGAGATGAATGAGGCATCTCCCAATTAAAAGTTGGGCATGGCTCACCAAGCCTATCATCAGCAAAATTGTCCAGATAATTTGGATTGGTTTTGGCAGGGTCGTATTTAGTTGTAACTGGTATATCAGCCAACGGATGTATCAACATGAATCCACTAGATGAATTTCCTGAAGAGTTCCGATAGATACGTACTCGATTGATATCCGTTCTGTTCACAGGAGGGGCAAGCCACTCAACCAATACGTTGTCGTTCTGATCAATCTTCAATGGTGTAGCTACAGCCGGGGAGGGCGCAGACTCTTCATCCCTATCAGTGACGTATGTGTATATGTATGTTCTATATACATCTCTTAACTCAACACCGGTTGCTGGTGTGTTACCACCTGGAACTGTCAATGCTGCTTGGAATGCGTCATTGATCGTATTATCTTTATCTTTGAGAATTGACTCGTAGTAAGTTTGAATCTCTAAGTTAATCTTCTTTGCTTGCTGTTGAAGATCAATCAATGTCTTGCTTGTTGTTTCAACCGCTGTTGAATCCAAAGAACCTTGAGGATAATTTGCCCATCCAACATAGTTTTCTTTGTCAACAACTTGAACTAATGAGTTGACTAATCTATCTACTTCTGGTGAGTTTGATAGCGCAGAAGTCTGGTCGTAGTACGGCAGTTGAACAAGATTGCTGAGGATAAAGTTTTTTAAACCAGCTTGATCTACTTTCTTTGCCCCATTGTCATCAACAATGTACGTAGATATTAAGTTTGCTAATTGCGTTACAGATTGGCCGGTAAATTGACTTGGCATATTAGGCTTCGTAATTGTATGTTGTTGGCGAAGACAGAGTGGCAGTCATGTTCAGCAGGTTCTGAGCCAAAGTATTCTTTCCTTTTGTAATCGCATCTGTTACTGCCGTTTGACTGTAAAAATTAACCCATGCTGCATTGATTGCGGAATTCAAGCCATCACCTCCACTGGCTGCTGCATAAAACTGATCAGCTAATGATTGAAGCTTTGCAGATCTGGTCTTTACGTAATCGTTATTGACAGATACAAGATCAGAAATAAAGTCAACAAACTTTTGAGCCTGTGCGTCCGTGAAAAGCGTAGCGCCAGCTGCGTCTGTGTATGTCAGCAATATTGATTTGAGATTTGGGAATGCATAAGACGGTGCTCTGGCTCTCAGGATTGCTGCGTAGTTATCCGCATCCACCTCAACACCCGTTCCGAATAAAGACTTGTAGATCTCTTTGGTTGGAGTCTTAACACCGTTAACTGTTGAGCTTGGGATCGTAAACCTTACCTGATCTTCGTAACTTGTAGAAGGTGTTGGGATAGTTCCATTCCAAGGAGCTGTTCTTGCTGCGCCTATGTACGTGAGAGTTCTATTGGCGTTCATGTAAGCCAATACTTTTGCACCTAGCTGCTTGTAATAAGTTTCAGCTTCCTCGGTAGACAACTCATCCACCACAACTCTTGTGATGGTGGGAGCCAAACTTGCTTTTGGTACGCCAAGTGGACGAACCGCCAAAGTGATGTCAGTAACCTTGGGTGCGCCATCGCCTGTGTAATACGTTCGCTCAGTTGTATCACTTGCTAGTGGACCGCGAGCGTAATCAACATCATTGGTGTTTGTAATGAATGACGAGTTGGTTGCAAACCTATACAAGGTTGCCCCTGCTGTAGCGCTTTGCACAGTCGCTGCAGCATAGAACGGACGAAAGTCGCCAAAGCGGGTATCTAAGTTCTTAACTTCCGTGCCAAATCCTTCTGGCAGTAGCTTGGGAGATATGCTTGGAGCCATCCCTGCAAACTTAGTAATCAATATCTGAGGCATCTCAATCCTTCTTAACTTAGAACAGCTATCGCCATTTCAATGTGTTTGATTCGATCATTTAAACCAATGGTTCCACCATTGATCTTCTTTGTCATCAAGACATAGTTCTGCGAATCAGCGTATTGATTTAATCTGTGTAAATCCCAAAACCATCCGGCAGTCATTGCCGCATACTGAGGTGTCGCTACGAGATCAGGCTCCATGACAAAATCTTGTCCGCAAGCTTGACCGGCATGGAAGTAGTTGGCATGCCCGGTAAGCTGGATACACCCACGACCACGGAAACGATAGCCGTCACCACTAGCCTCATCACGATTACCCATACGATTAGAGTAGACCATGTTGGCAATCTTTTTAGGATTCCTTGCATATTGATTGGCAATCTCTAGTGTTGGGAATCTTTTAGACCAAAGCTTCATCAATGTCTCAGCTCGGTAGTTAAGGTTCTCTTCAAGAACTTTGAACTGCCCACACTCGTGACCACACTGACCAATGAATGAAGCTTTCTGAATTGGAGTCAGGATATTGAATCGCTCAAAGGTTGCGTTTAATGCGTCTACCCATTGCGGTCCGATATGGAGTTGTTTGAGTTGCTCACTACTGACCATTGATCAAGCTCCTTACTTCGTTGTAGGCTGCGACACAGGCGTTGAGTTTGAGGGTGGCTTTATCCCCGTCGGCTGCGATGTCGATAAGAGCTGATACAAGCGATTGCTCAGATTCGGTTGGAGGGGGTTCGCTGGGTTGTGTATTTCCAACGGGAGCGGGGGTACTTGCGCTGGCTTGTGGACAACTGGGGGCGGGGAGGCGCAACCTACCAGTGCGAGCAAGCTCATGCATAGCAGACTGTTTTTTAACAACATCATCTTGTGCCTTTCGTAGTTCAGTTTCTTTATCAGCTAATTTGGAAGTCATGGTTTGCTCTAACGCCCGAGCTTCCTCATTCTTTTTTGCGATTGCAATTTGCATTTCTTTATCACGATCAGTCCACCCGAAGTGATAGCCGCCTCTGTAAGTCCCAAAGACTACAAATAACAATCCAATAAGTACCCAAGGCAGTGGTATTCCAAACATTAGTCAACCTCTTTTCTTGCTGCCGCCAAATGCTCCCTTTCGTGGTCATCTTCTAGATGACTAGGAGGAGTTGTCGGAGGAGGAGGGGGAGTCCAAGATTCATCTAAATCTGGGTTCTTGTAGTTCATCCAGTTAAACCCGGATATCGGAGCTGGAGAGGGCGCAGGAATGGGTGCAGGAGCGGTTGTTGGCGTCGACTGAGGGATAGGTGGGGGAGGCGGTACAAAAGCGTTTACAGCAGCCCCTACGCCTTTCTTGCCTATGACGCCACCGATGCCACCAACAATCAACAGAACAATGTCGTTCAACATCTTGGTGTACGCCATGTCAATAGGAGCCATTGACTTGATTGGTTGCGTTACAAACGTTACGGAGTAAAGCAAGGCAACAACAATGAAGCAAAGAATCAATGTGACCGATACGACCACAAAGCCCCAGACGTAAACTTCTACTTCTTCAATTGTTAGTCTTGGTTTCTGGTTGTACTTCATTGATTTTTTTCTCCAAGATTGGGGCAACTAAATACTCGGGACATGTTTGTGTAAATAAACACTTTGGTTTTTGACACTCTTCCAAGTGAAAAGACTCTGGGTTCTGACACTTGTAGCGGTAGCGGTCTTCACAGCCAGCCAGCAGTAAAAGCAAAATTAAATATCTCATACCATGATGTCCACAGAGTTCGGTCTAGCCCATTGGTTTTTCACTTGTTGGGCTTTGTGCGCTTGCTCGTTCTGATGGTTCAGGCGTTGCAGTTCCTGCAAGTTTTTCTGGTGGATAGCTCTTTGAGCTTCCTTGAGAATGTTGGCATTGATTTGGTATAGCGTGACTCTCATAACCCAATCTTCCCCAATAGAAGGTTAACAATCTTGTTTGATAAATCATCTGGCAGGAACTGTAAAAAACCAAGGAACCACCATGCAACGCAACCGTAGCAAAACACTTTGCAAAACAGATCGAACTGTTTTTGGTACTCGTTCATGACTCATCTACCGCAGCGATTTGTAGTGCTGCAAAACTGCACCATTTCATAGATGCCGATGAACAATAAAAACAACAAGAACGCAATCGCACCAATGGCAATAGCCCACTCTTGCATCTCTGCTTCTTTCTGTTTAGCCTTTTTTTCTTCGGCTTTCAATGCCGCCATCTCTTTGGCGTCATCTCTATCCATCTCGGCTTGACGGGCTTTGATCTTGTTCCAAACATCTATCTTTCCTGTTTGCATGAACAACATCTTTAACTCTTCTTCAAATGCTCTGGCTTGCTCTAGTGCCATTTCAATCTGAAGAGCGGTTCCCATGTTGGAACCTTTCTTATCTCTCTTTGCTTGAAGCATTGCTTTGGTAGCAGTGCTTTTTGCATCAAACATTTTGCCGATCATCGGCGCGAGAGAGCCTAGGTCATTAGCTACTTTCGCAGCCTTCTTGACCATGCTAATTGCAGACTGTATTCCCGCTAGTGCTGTTACTGGATCAATCATTTTTTCTCCACTCTTTTCCATTCAAGGCAAACAACTTTTCTGTTGTAAACATCACCTGTCCATGTCCAGCGGATACAACGATATTCATTATTTTTGTCTTGGCTAGAGGCTCCTGAAAGCGTGATGAAAAACAGAAAGACAATAAATTTCATCTTTCATCTGTGGTTTAACTAACGTAGTCAAAGACCAACCAATTTCTTAAAGAACTCCGCTGCAACGCCGGGTCCAAACAGAACTGCCAAGATAACGCCGTACAACAGATACTCGATCTTGGTCATTCGTTTGTCTCCAGCATTTAGAGAGTCAGATATCTTGCTGTATCGTTCTGCGCAGATAGCTTCATGAACTGCCAGCTTTGTTTCTACGTTTTCCATAAAATCTTTCGACAACAAAAAACCCGCCGAAGCGGGTTTGTTTTAATTCTGTGGTTGCTTAGTTAGGAAGCGGAGCTTCTTGAGGTGCTTGATCACCTTGCTTCATCTTCGCAATTTCTTGCTCAAGCGTTTTGGCTCTGGCTGCAACAGATGCAAGTTGATTGAGAGCTGAGTCGCGCTGCGCAGCAACTTCACCTAATAGATTCTGGATATACGCTTCATCATTCATTGATAGCTCCTAAGTTGTTGAATTAGATGTTGATGTTATCAACGCTAATATTCTATTATAAATGCTTACGTTTGCCAATTCTCAGACACCTCAATTTTAAAGATTTGTTGGTTGTCCAAGATGGTCTTTTAATTAGAGGTAGCCGTTAGACAGTCCAATCGTAATACCAGTTCGTGTCGTCAGTACAGGTGAGCCCGAAGAGCTTGAAGATATTTCCACAGTGTACTCAGCAGTTATTTGATTAGCTGAACCTTGGTAGATAGTGATTTCTCTACCGGGGGAAGTTAATTGAACCCAACCAGTAGAAGCAGTAGAGGCAGCAGCTGCACCAAAACCGCCTGTTGCTGTTCGCGTAAACCGAATCCAGTAGTTTGAGCCTATCCCAGCAGTAGTTGGATTCCCCCAAGTTTGGCCAAGGGATTGATACCCAAAACTATACCCGTATTGATCCATAGTTCCATTGGTATTCCACCGAATACCTGCGCCCGCCGGAGCTCCGGGGGAATAGAACACATCATCAATAAAATACCCATTACCAAAGCCGCTTGAGTAAGCGACATTAAATGCTGGGGTAGCCCGTTTGCCGTAGAACTCACTCATCGAGATTGCGCCCGAAGAGAACGTGCCAGAACCACCTGCGTCCGTGTACCAAGTGGTGCCTCGGTAGGCGTTTAGATTATTGCCGCGACCAAACTCAGCATTAATCTGCGATATTGAAATCGCTCCGGACGACTGCAGAGCTGGCATGGCTTAAGGTGTTGGTGTTGGCGCAGCAGGAGTCTCAACAACTGGAGCCCAAGGCATAGCTGTTGAAGTCAATGCAGACTTAGCAACCTCTTTGTCGAGCACGAACTGGATGTGGGATTTAATACCGGGCAAACGAGTTTCTGTAGCTTCAATCCAAG